TTTTATTGTTGACATGTTTCGTACTGTAATATTATATGGTATGAACATAGGTCTAAATGAACTTAGAACTGTTATGGTTCGGACATTAATCATATACAGCAACTTAATGGAAGATATTACTTCTTTAAAGGTTGTTGAAGTTAATGGTTGTTCATTTAAACTTGATTCATCACGATGGATGAAAGTTGTTAAATATAAGCTTGCTGCATTTGCAGCATATGCTAAAGGTTCGGATATTTTACCAAAAAGTCCTTTTACCATTAAAGTGAATCCACGAGATCTTCTCTTTCCGAGATTTGGTCAGTGGTTTTCTACTATAAAAGATAGTTCAAAAGATAATGATCTTTTTATTATGTCTTTGACAGATTCATTATGTCGAGGCGTTAAGAAGGGTTGTGATCGTCCTTCAGATAACGATTGTATAATTAGTTGTTTGGAGACGGTTAAATTATTTGCAGAACCAAGATCAGCTCCCGATTATGAACTGATTACCTCAGATATTTTAATGGCTGAGTTAGATCGTACGTTAAATGAAATCATCTTAGATGATATTGACTATGATTTATCTTCATGTCCTAGTTTCTCTGCAGCAAGTGATTCTCCACTTCAAAAAGGAGGTCATGTTCGCATTGTAAAGAAACATGTGAAGAAATATCCACATAAGATTACATTTGAAGAGAAAGAAGGGATTTTCTTTAATCCTTATCCTTTAGATGGTTTTAATAATACTCTTGAAGATAATCCAAGGTGTTATGAGGCTCTTAATAGTAAAGATATAGATCTTGAACATGCATTATCAAAGCATGGAGATTTTGTATCTGGTAAATTTACACAGTTTAATCATAATCCACAATGGGATTTAAATGATTTAGATGTTGAAGAATTAGCATTAATTGCTCTTGAAAAAGATTCTATTATAAAACCTGTAGCTTTAAAAGAAAGCTTAAAGACACGTGGAATTACAACTCCACCAGCTCTTGAAAGTTGGCTGTTAAAGCCTTTACAGCGTTATCTTTTCAGACAACTCCGTCATCATAAATGTTTTGCCGTAATAGGTGAAACACTTAAAGTTGAAAATATCACTTCTGTTTTAAAACGTATGCCTTTAGGACAATATATTTTATCAGGTGATTATGACAATGCCACTAATATGGTATTAGTTAAATATACACGTCATATAATTAAAAATATTTGTCGTATACTAAAATTAGGACCTAATCTTTCTAGATTAGCCGAAATTTCAGTATGTGATTGTATTCTTGATTATAAATTTAAATACAAAGAGCAAAGTATAAATTTATACTTAGCTCAGAGAGAAGCTCAACCTATGGGTAAGATTCTTTCTTTTCCAATATTATGTATTTTAAATTTTATGGTTTGTAGAAAGGCTATTGAATATGATAATTACGATATCACTGTTCCAATCTCTGGTTTTCCAGGATTAATAAATGGTGATGATTGTGTTTTTCCAATTTTTAATTATAAACATTGGGAAGGTATCGCCTCAATGGTTGGCCTTAATCATTCAATAGGAAAAACTTTTATAAGTAAAGAGTTCCTTGAAATGAATTCACGTACATTTTTATTAAATGGAGACGTGAATGGTTCTTATTTAACTAATATGACTTTTATCGAAGTCCCTTTTATAAATTTCGGTTTAATGAAAGGGTTAGTACGTTCTTCTTCTGAAGAATATAAGTCAAAACCAATTAATGGTTGTCTTGAATCAGTCACTTCTACTGAAATTAATAGTGCAGTAGGAAGAATGGGTTGGTGTCATAACCAACTTGTTTCCAATCTTCTCTTCATGTTTGAAGATTTAGACTATCTTTTTAAATATTACCATAATAAGTATCTCTTAGACAAGAGACTAGATGGTATCCCATATTATATGCCCTCGTGGTTAGGAGGTCTAGGATTGCATCCAGGTCTCATACCCGAAAACAAATTAACAATTCAGCAGTTAATGGGAGCACACTTCATTTATCAACATATCAATGAGAAAAAATATCGACCACAGTTTCTTACTGAAAGTAAGACTTGTATATTAGATGATATTTTTGAATCAATACCTGAGATTAAG